ACATTCTTTGGCTACATGACACATGGGATGATCCAGAGTCAGAACATTTGAAGGATCCTAAGAGCCTTGAGCGATTTGAGAAACTCGTATTCGTATCACACCATCAGCAGTCCACTTACAATCTTGGGCTCGGAGTACCATATTCCAAAGGCGTCGTATTACAGAATGCGATCATTCCTATCGAGGATCATGAGAAACCAAGCGGGAACACGATTAATCTCATTTATCACACGACGCCACATCGTGGATTAGAGCTGCTAGTTCCCGTGGCTGAGTTCATGACGAAAAGCGGATTTGATTTTCACCTCGATGTGTTCTCTTCGTTCAAGATCTATGGCTGGGAACAGCGCGACGAGCCTTATAAAGAATTGTTTGACCGTTGTATGAGAAGCCCAAATATCACATATCATGGATATCAGCCTAATGATGTCATCAGAGATGCTCTAAAGAAGGCTCACATTTATGCATATCCCAACATCTGGCCAGAAACTAGCGGCATATCCGTCATCGAAGCCATGAGTGCGGGTTGTCAAGTTGTCTGTCCGAACTTCGCGGCGCTACCTGAGACCTGTGCGGGCTTCGCCAATATGTACGGATGGGACGAAAATCACAATCGTCATGCACACGTCTTCGCCAACGTCTTGTTCAATTCTATGAAAGATCATTGGTCAGAAGGTATGCAGAACAAACTCAAATTCCAGAAGATGTACTTCAACAATTTCTATTCGTGGAACTATAGAAAAGATCAATGGCGCGCATTCCTTAGCTCCCTTAGAAATAAATCTTGACAACCAAGAAGCCATATACTATAATGAATATAGTGATAGGAGATATCTATGGCAAAGAGTTTGCTCACAGTCAAGGTCAAGAAACGTAAGGCGATCTTACCACGCGGCGCTGACTCGAAGTACATGGGTTCAGAGCCAGAGTGGGAAGACATCGCTTTCCTGAACGACGACGAGATCCGTTCACGCGAGATGGTAGCCTACAACTGGTACAACTACTTCTACGAGCCCAAAGAAGGGCGCAAGTTCATAGTCGAGTTCATGCAGGAGACCGAGATGTCTCGCGCAGCCATGATCATGTTCAATCGCTTGCCCGACTCGCAGATATCGAGCTCGCTTGCTGCGACGGCTCGCATGTACACGATGGGCTATCAGAACGACGAGCGTAAAGCCAAGATCGAGCAAGGCATTCTCAAGATGTGTCGCGCCGGCGCAGAGCTTCTTAAGCAAGACAAGAAGCAGACGGTCGTCGAGAAGACGCCCAATCATAATGTGCTCATAGCCCACGTCGAAGATCTAATCGACTCTGACAATGTACCCGAGAGCTTCTACAACTGGCTGAAAGAGAAAGACGCGAAGCCGACGCAGGCTCGTGCGATCGCAGACTACTATCGCCCGTGGCTTGAAGAATTGCAAGAAGCCGCTTCGACTAAAGACCCAGATCTGAAAGAAGCATATCGCCATCTAAATAAGAAGCAGCTGAAAGAGCGTATCGCCATGTTCGAACAGCTGGTCGCAGATTGCGAAGCCCTTGTATCGAACAATCGTAAGTCCGTTGTTCGTAAGCCTCGTAAGACCAAGCCTAAGAGCGCCGATAAGATCGTTTCGCGTATTAAGTTCCAGAAGGAAGACACCAATCTCAAGATCGTGTCTATCGATCCATCGAAGATCGTCGGTGCCAAAGAACTATGGACGTTCAACACCAAGACGAACGTTCTGTCCCATTATGTATCGCCGACAGGCCTCACGGTAAAAGGTAAGACGATACAATCGTTCACTGATTTTTCGAAGCAGAAGAAGCTTCGTAAGCCAGCAGATGCTCTGCCCAACATCATTCAATCCACGACCAAGGCGGCAGAGCGGGCGTTCGATTCCCTGACCACAAAGGCAAGCAATCCCAATGGAAGAATCAATGAGCAAACGATCATCCTTCGAGCCATCAAATAACAACGTCGTCATGTTTCCTGGTCCTCGCGTGCGCTCGATCCTTCCTATCGAGGACTCGGCTGTGCGCGAGGCTGCACAACGGGCATATGTCGATGAGGTGACTGAGTCGTACGCCACGCATCTAGCCAACAAGCTAGGTCAGCAAGGCTTTGATGTGTTCACGAAAGAGTTCGACAAGCATTTTGGCTTTACGATGGAAGCCTTTCGCTCGACGTTGTTGAAGTCTATGGGGCTTTCCCATCCGTTTCACGAGATGGTAGAAGCAGCCGTGGACGTCATAACCAAGCACAACGACGAGATCGATGATGATGAAGACGAGCCCGCTTGACAACTGCGCATGATTGATATATGATATGATCATGTGATGGAGTAGATTATGATTCTCGTAGATTTCAGCCAAGTCATGATTTCTAATATCATGATGCAGCTAGCCAACAACGATAGCAAGCTCGAAGAAGATATGGTTCGCCATATGGTTCTGTCGAGCTTACGACTATACAAGCGCAAGTTTGGCGACGAGTATGGCGAGATCGTCATTTGCTGTGACGGTCCTTCGTATTGGCGGCGCGAGATATATCCACACTACAAGGCTGGTCGTCGTAAGGCTCGCGAGAAGTCGGCACACGACTGGTCGTTGATATTCAATTCTCTGCACAAGATTCGCGACGAGCTGACTGACAACATGCCGTATCCAGTGCTGCGATTCGAGCGGGCTGAGGCCGACGACATCATCGCGGCCATCTGCCACACGACTGGAACACATGGCGTGGTCAGCGGCGAGAAGATTCTCATTGTATCCGGCGACAAAGACTTCGCACAATTGCAGAAGTACGCCAACGTCTCGCAGTATTCCCCGATCGCCAAGAAATTTGTCATCCCAGATGTCAATCCAGAGCGATTCAAGCAGTATCATATTCTGCAAGGCGATAGTGGCGACGGCGTACCTAACTTCCTGTCAGCTGACGACACGTTCGTTGCTGGTGGGCGGCAGAAGCCGCTTCCTAAGAAGAAGCTCGAAGAGTGGACTCTGATGCAGCCTGAAGAATACTGCCAAGGAGAGATGCTGCGGAACTATCATCGCAACAAGATGATGGTCGATCTAGATTGCATTCCCGAAGAATTGCAGAAACAGATCGTCGAATCTTATGCTACATATAATCGTAATCCTCGCAGCAAGATCTTCAACTACTTCGTGCAACATAGGCTGCGTCAGCTAACGGAAGCAATCTCGGAGTTCTAGATGTTATACGTTCTCATCGTCGTTTCATATTTCGCTGGCGCAGGGGGCAATGGCCAGACTGTGTCATTCCAAGAATTCAATAATCTAGAAGCGTGTCAATACGCCGCAGCTGTAATACGCGAGAAGAAGATCCCAGGTTACACATGGGATAATTATAAATTAACATGCGTCCCGAAAGGAGATTCAAAGTGACGTACAAGGCAACCGCAAGATTTGTCGAGTATCCATACAAGCCGATGTCTTATAATAAGGAGTCTGTTATGAATGAGCAAGTAAATATGAATGATCTTGAAAAAGAACTCGTTGCGACCATCAATCAATCTACCATCAAGTCGCTTGATATTGATCTCAATCGCTACAAGAACTTCGTGATGACCGTGACCAGTGAGCAGAGTCGCGTCATGGGCTCTTTCATCGAGCGCGCAGCCACGATTCACTACAGCAGCGAGCATCTGAATGTTCCGTTGCTCATGACTGCACTGATCGGTCTGACAAGCGAGACTGGCGAGGCGCAAGAGATCATGAAGAAGGTATTGTTCCAAGGTAAGCCATATACTGACGAGACGCGCACGCATCTCAAGAAAGAACTCGGTGACGTCTTGTGGTATTGGATGAACGCATGTAACGCTCTGCAACTTGATCCCAACGAGGTCATCGCACACAACGTCGATAAGTTGCAGGCTAGATATCCTGGTGGGACGTTCAATGCGTTCTATTCCGAGAATCGCAAGGAAGGAGATATTTGATGGCGCTTGACACTAACAAGTGCATGGCCACGATCATCGATCTGATCGAGAAGGAAAAGAGTCGTAACAAACAAGCGGATCTGCTGAAGGCTCATAGTTCTTATGCGCTCAAGGCTGTGCTCGGTTACGGCATGGATCCAGGAGTGGCGTGGTTGTTGCCTGAGACAGATCCACCATACAAGCCGCTATTCGAGGCGGCAGATCAGGAGGGACGCTTCTATACCGAGTGCAAGAAGTTGATCTACTTCGTCGATAGTCCTGAAGGTCGTGAGGTCAAGCAGGTTCGTCGAGAGCAGCTCTTCATTCAGGTTCTCGAGAGCATCGATCCCCGTGACGCGAAGCTTCTTCTTCGAATGAAGAACAAGAAGTTGAAGATCAAGTTGGAAGCGATCAAGGAAGTATTCCCCAACCTTGCAGCAAATTGGTGATTCATGAACACAGCTTTCATCATCGGCAACGGCACGTCTCGCAAGGAATTTGATCTTGCGAGACTCAAACCATATGGAACAATCTATGGATGCAATGCGCTTTATCGTGATTACCCTGATCACTCTATTCCTGACATTCTCGTTGCTATTGATGACGGTATTATTGCAGAGATAGAGTCGAGTAAGTTTCCTTCGAAACGATTCGTCGTTCCGCCGATGGATGAGAGATGGGAACCTGCAGAGAGCAACAAGGCTCGTCCGCGTAGTAATGCAGGCATGAACGCCATGCGCGAGGCCATCAAGGCAGGACACGATCAGCTGATCTGTCTCGGCTTCGATTTCATGATTCCTGATTCCGTGGTATCGATCTCTAATCTATATGATGGCACAGATAACTATGGACCTGAGACGAGAGCCAAAGATTATGAGAATCCGGCGCGAATCAACTATCTACAATGGCTAGTCAGCAAAAATCCAGAAGTAGACTTCATCTTTATTTTTCCAAATAACTTGACAATCAGCAAGATTCATGGTAAAAATGTATATGTGAACACATATGAAAATCTTCTGAAGCATACATAGACACATGGATATTCAGAAGGAGGCTGATCGATGGTAAAGAAGATTTATCTAGAAACATCATTTCGCGACAAGATGGACCACGTTCTAGGTAAGTTCCTGGATCATGATTGCTACGATCTCGTTCTCAATGAAGACGCCGACGTCTATGAGCCATTGACGCCATTGCAGATCATGATGGGCGAGACACATAGCGAAAAGAATCTGTTGTGTAAGTTCCGCAAGAATGTGTTTTCCAAAGAGATGACGGATAAGGCCTATGTCGCATTGAGATCTGGTGCTCTCATGTCCGATAATCGTGGTCTTGCGGCGGGCATCGAGCGCGACACGGAATTCCAGAAGCTACCTGACGGCACTGGATCGCGTCGTTGGGTCACGCAGCGCGAGAAGGCCATTCTTCAGTACATCATGGATGGTAGCCCCAAGTCCGTGACTGGCGATGATCGACTGCTCGAGATCTACGAGACAACGCCAAACAAGCCTTTGCAGGGTCGCGGTTCTGGTGCCAACAAGTCACTAGCCGAGATCGGTGCTGGTGCCATCTGGATCGTTCACAGAACAACGGAGTTCAAGTTCGATGATTGGTTCTTCTCCATCAAGGATCTCTCTGCAGAAGAACGCAGAGAAAAGGCTCAGTACGTTCTCGACGAGCTGATATCTGCCTCTACATATGCCAACGGCGTTCGCTCTGGTGTCGGTGGCTTCATGGATCGCTATCCGCGCATTCCCTTCTGCCGAGAGACCGGCTGGAGCGCAAACAATCACGAACTATATAAAGAGGCTCTTCCTCTTTTTCATGCAGCCGCAAATGTATTCAAGAACGAGCTTCCCATACGTTACATGGGTCAGATGGAAGCTATGGAACAACTAGGTCCAGATTGGCAGATTGGTCACACACCATATACGACTCTGACTATCAATCGAGACTTTCGCACAGCAGCGCATCGTGATGTTGGCGATCTCTGCGAGTCGTGGGAGACAGCAGAGAATCCACGCGGCTTTTCTAATCTCCTTGTTCTTGATAATGGTAAAGACTACGACGGCTTCTATCTTTGCTTCCCAGAGTTTCGCGTTGCAGCAAACATCAGAGCTGGCGATCTGATTCTGATGAACGCGCATCGCATTCACAGCAACAGTCCTTCGTTTGATTATGAGGAAGGCTTCGAGCGTATGTCCGTCGTGATGTACTTCCGCGAGTCCATGCTAAACTGCGGATCGAAGAAGTACGAGGAGACTCGCAAGCGGTTCGTATATGCTCGTCGCGACAACAAGGATCATCCTCTATGGCATACTGGTTGGAACGGCGTCTCGCCAAATATGTGGGAGACCGAAGAGTGGGCTAACTTCCTCGGTAACAGCGGCTTTCCAGAGCAGGCGAACGAGATCCTACATAATCTTGGTTTAGAACCAGCACACTAACAAAGGATTCGGAATGTATTGTGTGATTCCTGCAGCGGGCCGAGGTGTTCGCTTCCACGAGCTTGGTAAACATTATCCCAAGTGCGTCCTTCCATATCAAGATGTACCGATCATCGTTCACAACATCAGACTGGCTCTCGAATCGGGAGCCAGAGAAGTATGTATCGTCATAGGACATCAGGGAAATAAGATTCGCGAGATCGTCGGAATGTATTTTCCTGACGATGATAGAATTCGTTTCGAAGAATATCGAACGGCTGCAGATAGAGAAGGTCCTGGTGTGTCGATCTATTGCGGCATTCCTGCTGACATCAAAGAAGAACCTGTTCTCGTTCTTCTCAGCGATATCGTCATCACTTCTCCTCTGTTCAATTCCAACAGAGCATCCTGGATCAGCACGCAGAAGGTTTCCGACTGGGAACGCTGGTGCATGGCCGAGATTGTCAACAGCGAGATAGTTGCATTTCATGATAAGCCGCGCGATATGCCGCCAACAGATCGTGCTGTCAGCGGAGTCTATTACTTTCAGAACGGAGAGTTCTTTAGATATTGCCTGATCGACGCGATTCATGGCACTCGACAAGGCGAGGTGCAGATATCCTCGGCCATGTCGCGATACATGAAGAAGGAGAAGATTCATAGCAAGAACGTGGACATCATCGACTTCGGCACGCTGGAAGAATATCTACAGAACAGGAGCGTTCCCAATTCTCGCAGCTTCAACAGTCTGTTTCCTTCCAGCGATGGATCGACGATCACCAAGACTTCCGTCATTCATCCAGAAAAGATTCACGCCGAAGCCAATTGGTACGATAATCTACCGACGCCCATCAAGGTGATGACGCCACGAATCTTCGATAAGAAACTGTATGGCGATCGTCCGACATACACGATGGAGCGCGTCGATAGTCCCACGCTACGCGAGCTGTATCTGTATCTCGAATCTGATCCCATCTTCTGGGCTGACGTCTACACAAAACTGTTTGAGTTGACCGATAAGTTCAAGTTCTATTTCAAGCCAGGCAAGCCACAGTTCTTCAAGAAGATTGCTGAGAAGAATCAGCAGCGTTGTCTTCTGATCGAGAAAGATAAACAAGATCTGGACTTCATAGAGAAGTTCACGAAGATGGCTGAGGAAGGCGAGTTTGACATATTTCCAGACTCACTGTTTCATGGCGATCTTTGCTTCTCGAATGTTTTCTATCATCCAGGAAGCAAGCAAATTAAACTCATCGATCCTCGTGGCGATGCGTATGGTAACATTCTGTACGATCTAGCCAAGATCACTCACTCTGCATATTATCCTTACGATTATGTTGACGCGGAGCTCTACATAAACAAGGACGGCGAGACGCTCTACTTCGATGGCGGCAAAGAGATCGCCCGCCAGGCTTACAAGAAGATGTTCATAGCCAAATACGGAGAAACGACATGGCGCATCAATTTGTTCTTGACAGCGTCTCTATTTTTGAGTATGATACCATTACACTCACATAATAAGGTCAATCAAGGGCTATTCTATGCACTCTATCGTAAGGCGGCCGCAGACAGCGGAATTATTTGAAAACAGTCTCGTGGTCGATCTAGACCACACATTATGCGTTGGCGATCTAGACATTCTCAGCTCAGTCGAGCGATACGCCAGCGCAGAGCCGATCCCAGACACCATCGAAAAGCTGCGCAAGGCACATGCGAATGGCTGGTACATCACCATTCTTACAGCCAGACACATGCGCACAACCAACAACGACGTTGAGTATGCGTTCAACAAGCTAGGCAAGATCACTGCAGATTGGCTAGATAGACACAACGTTCCCTTCGATCAACTTGTCTTCGGTAAACCATACGGTATGTGGTACATCGACGACAAAGCAATGCCACTGGATACTTTCGTAAATGACTTCGCACCCTAAGATCATCATCACCACGTTCATGCGCGAGGATAAGCAACGTGCAGTTCATCAGATTCCCAAGGCGCTCCACGAGAACGTCTATGTCTTCACGCGAGAGGATCGCGTTTCCCACCTTCGACCTCATATTCCTGATAGTATCCGCATTATTGCTAATCCCAGTGATATTGATGGGATTGCTGATATTAGGCAGCGCTGCATTGACCATCCTGATGTAGGTAAGGGAAAAGTTTGGTTCATCGACGATCTCTGCACGTTTGGCTGGCGCGATGCTAATCTGAAACAGTTCAACGATATGTCCGAAGAAAAGTTCCTGGATATGTATCACACTCTCGACAAGATGCTCGATGATTATATGCAGGTCGGCTTCTCTGCTCGCGGCGGCAACAATCACGTCTCTGAAGATATCAAGGAAGTCGGTCGCGCTTACACCACATACGGTCTTCGCACAGACTGGATGGAGCGCGAGGAGATTCGCTTTGACGGGATGTATAAACTAAATAAGAATGTGAAGCTCTATGAAGACTATTGGATCACGCTGTCCATGCTGACAAAGGGATTCAAGAACGCCATCATCTACAACTACTTCTTCAACTACGTTCACAACAACACGGGCGGTAACTCCACGTTCCGTACTCTCGAGCTTCAAGAGCAGGCCGCACACGAGCTTCACAAACATTTCCCACAATTTGTCACAGTAGAAACCAAGGAAGGAACCTGGGGTAAGATGGGTATGGAGAATCGCAAAGAAGTCCGTATCCAATGGCAGAAAGCGTATCAAAGTTCGCAGTTCACTAATACACTAGAATCGTTCTTCTAAGAAAGGTAAACAAATGGAATTCATGATCGCCGTACTCATTTCAGCCGCATCGTGGATGTTGGGTATAGTCATCGCACGATACGTCATGCGCATATATTCTAGATGGAATGAGTCGACAGAAGTTCGAAGCGGCGGCGTTTCTACTGACGACATCATCGATTTCGACAAGAGCGATCTTCCGTTCATTCCCGTCCGCATCGTCAAGGAGCATGGCCAGTATTACGCATGGTTCGCATCGAACGATAGATTCATCGGTCAAGCCGCTAAGATCGAAGACCTGCATCGCATGACCCACGAAGACATTCTGAAACAGGTCGGGCTTAGGCTTGAGTTTGCGATCGAAAAGCCGTCCAAGAAAAAGCCTTGACAATTATCCCATAGCGAGCTATGATTAAGAGTTAGCTATGGAGTATCGAAAATGTCTATTGTTCAGCTCAAGTCGCGCTATAGTGAAGCTAAAGTAGCTGGTAAACGTAATGCTAAGGTTTGTAAATTTAATCCTACGTTAAAATTCGTCGAACACAGTCTAGCTCTAGTCGAAGCTAAAGCTATACTACACGATCGTGAACTTAGCTTTATCGACAAATACTCGATCTTAGCTATAATTAAAGTAATCGAACGTAAGCTAGACTTTCACTATAAGCACAACGACTTCAACTTAGCTATAGCTACAGCAGAGCTCAAGCGCGCTCGAAAATTATTAAAAATCTAAATCCAGCAAAATCAGGGGCTTAGTCGCTAAGTCCCTGTTTTCATTAGCCTTGACAACTAGTCCTTTCCGTGATACAATCAATATATGATGAAAAAGAAAGGAAATGACATGAACTTCGAAAACTCCACCCAAGAAAACCGCGACGTGGTCGGCAAGATGATCACCGGCTTGCAGCGCAACGGCTCAGACTATGCTTTGGGATACCTTGAATCGTTTATCGTTAAGCTCATGGACGATTTCGTAAAGGATCCGCTTGATCTTGAGCGTATCCGCCTCCGTATGCTGGCGGCTGGTATCAATGGCCTGCTCGACGCCGAGAAACGCGCCCTTGACAATCTTGTCCGTACCCGCTAGAATGAACTATGTTCTCGATGAACCGCTTTATGCTTAAGGAGATTGGTTATGTCAGTCAATGATGCCGTGGCGCTTGCCGCTCGTTTAGAGTCTCTTGTTCGTCGAGCTGATATGTTTGGCAAAGATCGACTCTCTATCCTCGAAGAAGTGAATGATATCGCGTATGATCTCCGCGCATACGCTGATCGACTCGATTCTGCTATGGAAAGAGAATTATGTGATGACCGACAATACCTTTCTTCCCTCTGACACTGGCGACGCGCTCCAGGAAATCAAGGAGGCGCTCTATCAGCGCCTGACTGATGCGCGCCGTGCAGCCGAAGTCAAGTTTCCGCTCGCCGACGAGTTTGAACTTGGCATCAACTGTCGTCTAGACAACGAAATTCTGTGGTTAGAATCCCTTCTCGATAAGATCGAACGGAGCTGAAGATGCCTAACTGGTGTACCAATACATTTACGGTTTCTCACGAAGATCCTGCGATGATCACCAAGTTCGCAGAAGCATTGAAGGAAGAAAGGCTGTTTGCAACCATCTTGCCTCTTTCCAGTGGTGAGTGGGACTATAGCACGGCCATCGAAGAATGGGGCACGAAATGGGATGCATCTTACGGCGATGTGACAATCGACGAAGACGGCAAGTCGTGCTACGGTTGGTTCGATACTGCATGGGGTCCTGCAATCGAATTCTATGAGAAGATCTACGATCTTGGCTTCGAGATAGACGTGGTATATCACGAGCCCGGTATGTGCTTCGCTGGGCATTTCAGTTCTCCGTTCGACGACTACTGCGTCGAATACAACTTCGAAGAAGAGAACTGGCGCGACGAGATCAGCGATCCAGAAGTTCTAGAACTGTTGGAACAGGAATATGAAAACTGGGCTCAATGGAATCAGGAGATCGAGTGATGCCATACGTCGAAGTAGAAGTCGATCTGGATGATTTCAGCGATAGAGATCTCATCAAAGAACTCGAGTATCGTGGCCATAAGCTCGAGAAGGAAGCGGATGCGCTGTTCAAGATTCGCTCGGCCTATATACTAGAGAGTCCTGAGCAATTTCGTAAGACTCTGGAGCAGATTCTAGACGAGAACGGAATGCGTGTATGACCGACGAAGAACATGTCAAGAAGGCCTTCGTAGAATTCATCTACGAAGAGATGAAGCATATTGATCAGGGCACAGTTGGCGACAATGCTCGATATATCACTTCCACTGTCTTTGATATCATAATCAAGACATGGGAAGACGTACATGGTCCGCAGAAGATGGCTGAGTATTTCTATCAGATCGCAGACGCGCTGGTAGAAAGATCGAATATGGAGAACTTGTTTTGATCATTGGATTATGCGGCCTGATCGGTTCTGGCAAGAACACGGTCGCCGAACATTTGTTGGAAGAACACGCATATGAGAGCGTCTCGTTCGCTGAGACTCTCAAGGATGCAGCCGCATCTATCTTTGGCTGGAATCGTGTCATGCTCGAAGGCGCAACAGCGGAAGCTCGCGCTGCGCGTGAACAGAAAGATGAATGGTGGAGCGAGCGCCTTGGCTACGACGTGTCGCCTCGATATATGCTTCAGTTCATGGGAACGGAAGTCATGCGCAATAATCTCCACAACGATATCTGGGCGTTATCTGTCGAGCATAAGCTAGAGCGTCATGCAGTTGCTCGCCCTTGGCAAGATTTCGTGATCAGCGACGTCCGTTTCCCCAACGAGATTGCCATGATCCGTCGTCTTGGCGGAAAGATCTGGCACGTTAGGCGCGGCGAGCTTCCCGACTGGTTTGGCAAGAATCCCGAGCATATACACGAGTCCGAACGCGCCTGGAACAACGAGTTCTTCGATGCCACGATCTATAACGATAGCACGATCCGTGACTTAGAAATAAGTGTTGACAACCTGCTCAAATCATGGTAAAATATATCATATGATGGAGTTTGGCTATGAACGTAGGCGATGTGGTTACGTTGAGAGTTTTGAACGCGAACGGCGACAAATCGCACCTGTATGCGAGCGACGTCATTCGTCAGGTGAGCGAATATACGGGCAAGATCCTCCCTAATCCTAAGTGGATCAGTTCCGACTGTATCTGTCTTTCCACAGGCGACACTCTATTCCCTTTCCGTATCATCGATCGTGAACGGATTGTGGATCTGGGTGCGCCTGTTGCTGCTGCTTCTAAGCCGCGCACAGAAACGTTCATCGTGAATGGTTCTAAGCCTGGAACGACATATACTGTCACACGCGATGGTTCTCATTGGAGCTGCACCTGCGTCGGCTTCGGTTTCCGCAAAGACTGCAAGCATGTGAGGGAATGCAAATGATCGATATCGTGACATGGCTGAGAGAAGCGGCGAGCAGGCACAACAACTATCGTTGCGATGAAGCCGCCGACCGCATTGAGGCGCTGGAGAAGGCGCTGCGAACACTTGTCAATCATTGCGAGTGCTTAGACGAATGCTGTTTTCACACCTACGATACCGCTTCAGATTGTAGGTTTTTTAAAGCCCGCGCTGCGCTGGAGGGGAAAGAGTGATGGATACGGTTCGCATCGAGTATATGCTTGTCAACGAGCAAGGAAATGTGATCGCGAACTGGATCACAGCCGAGGGAGGGATCATGAATGATCCTATAACATATTTCCCTCGCGCGAATCAAGTTCAGAATCGACATACGCAAGGCAGCATGAGAGCTCGCGTGCGTGTAATCAGCGAGCAATCTAACCGAATAGTGGATATCGTACAATGAGCGAACATGGTAACTGTCCAAGCTGCAACGCCAATCTCAATGGCGATCTTATCTTCGATACGTTCATGGAAAAGTACAACGATCGACAGAAGGCGCTGGAAACGGCTGAGATGTATGGCGCAACTGAGACTAAGGGTCATTGGGGGCGAGCGATCGGTATGTATAGTCTTGAGAAAGATCGTACTGTCATGTATCGTTGTCCCGACTGCAATCATCAGTGGGAAAGACAATGAGTGAAGTCCTAACGTATCTCGAAGATTGTTATGGCTTCAATGGCGATCCTGCCATCAAGCAAGCAATCGACGAGATCAAACGTCTCACTGAAAAATGCGACAAGCAAGCGATGATCCTTCGTCGCCTAACGCCAGAGAATCATCCCGATACGCTATTCATCAGCGATGTTCTTGGTAAACGTGATATGAATAATATGCCAGAGAAACTTCTAGTCGTGCCAGCATATGGTGTTGACTTTTCTTACGTTTACGAATATACTGGTAAAACTACAGGACCAGAGTGGTGATATGATTTATGTTTTGATTATAATCTCAATGCTTCATACTGGTCAGGCTGTGACCATGCAAGAGTTTACCTCTGAAAAGAACTGTATCGCGGCGATGGAAAATATCAAAAAGAATAGTAGGTATGGTGGTTCTGCAACAATATATGCAGCCTGTATGGAGAAGTAAGTGATGACTGATGTTTATATCCTATTCCACTTCTCTCATTTCCATTCAGTATGGGACAGCAAAGAGAAAGCAGTTGACTTCGTAAGAAATTATACCAATCGCTACAAGAAAGTGAAGAATGCTGGTCCATTAAATTTCTATATTACCAAAGCAACCATGAATAACAGTAATCATGATATTAAAGATTTTATGATCTGGTCGAGTTGGTATCAAGGCAGACAAGCGGTCAAAGAATTGATGGAGACTGAGTGATGAATGATCGTAAACTTTGGATGTGGTATGAACCATATTACTGTATGTTTTACGGTACATCGATATTTCAATTTGAAACCGAGTTCAAATGATGACTGAAGGTAGATCAATCAGAAAAGCATCAACTCTTTTTGATGAGAATAGAGATGGTCCGCTAACAGATCAGGAATTGTATGATTTGAAACTTTACTCTTTTCAATTCCTATTAGACGATGGTGATACTGGTAGAATGGCTCTGTTATTGAACAAGCTGATCGATATGATTGAAGAACTGAAGAGGAATAAGTGATGCTAACGAAAAAGCATTGGTCGGTTATTTGCAGAAAAATAAACCAATCAAGGCGTTTTCACCCTTATATTCATGGTAAACGTGTTGTCAAAGTCGATCTAACCAATGATATAATTGTTACTTCACTACAAGGTGAACCAAGAACTGTATTTACTTTTGATAGTGCCATGGGAAAGTCTTACAGTGATATTCTTAGATCGGTTGAGTTGACAAATGTATCTTTGTTTGATATGGAGCGAAGCTAATGAATAGACGTGGTATTCTTGGTATGCTAGGTATGGGCGCTGTTGCTGCTCCTGCTGTTGTTCATCAATATGCTTCTGATGCAATAGGTGCAAATGGTCCATCTCCACCTATTGGTTATTCAGATAAAGCCGAGCTATGGAATCCTGTTGAGCAACTTGCACAAGCGCAAAGAGAATATGATGGTCTGACAAAAGACCCTGCTGTATGGATTGCTGAATATGCTCATCGTGAATACACAGAGTATCTGGATGGTTATACATCATATCGCTATGAAACGATTGATCCAGATATTCGTAACATGAAGTCTTTGTCAGAATCAGCTAAGATGCGAATGTTCTTTGAGCGTAAGGCTAGGCGTAAGCAACAACAAATTAGCAATTCTGTACTGGGCAGAATCCAAATGTTGATGAAGGAAGTGTGATGACCTTTCTTGAAGTTTTAGCGGCAGTTAAAGACAATAATAAAATGGCTCGTCGTAAATGCTGGCAATCTGGCGTTGTTTTTTCTGTTGACAAAGAAGGCAAATTAGAGTATTATCATGTAGCAGCTTGTGATCTGCCTCCACCATCTGCTAAAGATTATCTGGCTAATGATTGGATCGTAGTCGAAGATTATGGTAAAGATATTGGCTATCAGATTTCGTAGGAGTGATTGATGCGTATCAACAATCGCTGGTCAATCAATTATATTGGTTGGAAAGGTTCGTTGTTCATTTGGAATGATTTTCGTCTCAACGGTGCTGGGTCTATGTATGGATATTCTCCGTATCATTGTTGGAGGTTTGGTCCTGTTATCGTAAAGAGGTATGTGTGATGATCGAAAAAACCTACAAACCAACATTTGCCCCATGGAATCCTCAACTTGTCGAAACACTAAATTTTGGACAAATGAATCCACAGTTTCATCCATATACCTGTCCTGGAAACTATCCAGAATGTAAAGATCAACGTGAGTTGGTTGCAACCAAAGATGGATGGATTTGTAAATGTGGCAAGTATACGCAGAACTGGTGTCACGGATTTAGTGCGGGAATAAAATGAGCGAAGAAAAAGATTACGATGTTGTGATTGCTACTCTTCAGAAACATCACGATGTTTTATCAAAAATGGATGAGAATGATCTTTTAGGATTTGGTATCATGCAACAGATTCGTATGCAGCATTGCTATGAATTGAAGATGGCCATGCAGGTTTGGCAAAATTATAAGAAAGCTAATCCACATCAATTCGAATGGGAGTGAGTGATGGTCGATGAATACAAAGATAAAGTCAAACGATTGGCACTAACTGAAACCATCAATTCTCTGTTAGAAATACAGGGGACTGACTTATCTGAATTTCTAGACCATAATCAGATAAGCAATCTGTTGATTGAATGTCGTGACGAGATTCTTCGCCTTACAACTTGCCTCAGAAATGCTAACGAGAACTTCGAACATTTTGAACGTGAATGGTATCTTGCTAATGATCGTGTTGAAATTTTAGAAAAACAAAACAGTAAACTCAAAGAGATGTTTCGTGCGCATATGCTTAGACTTTTGACAAATCTTACACATGAAGACATTGATAATCACATCGAGGAGGTGTTGCTTAATGACCAAAGAAACTTGGATTGATGCTTGGGAACGAGGACAATATACCAGCGAACAGGCATGGGTCGTTAGATGGGAAGATGGTAAGACACAGAGATATACTCCCTATGACTCATATGGTATGTCTTCGTTCCTCAGACAGGGTGCTGAAAAGGGTAAAGTGTTTATCAACGATGTAGAAGTAGAAGTGACACCAACAGAATATGGCATTCGATGGAAGGAAGTGAACAATGAGCAACTATAAAACACATGCAATGACAGAGTTCCGTGCTGCTGGCTGGATTGATGAAAGCGGTAAGTATTGCGATGATATGCAGCAAGCGATTTGCGAGCATGTATTGAAGTTGCTTGAAGTATTTGCTGACGAAGGACACTCTGGTTCGTCAGCACCATATGCAATCAACGTATTCAAAACATTAGCATCACACGAACCACTGGTTCCGCTGACTGGTGAAGATTGGGAATGGGTTGACGTTTCTGAATATGGTGCTGAACATATGAAATATCAAAATGTTCGCTGCTCTCATGTATTCAAAGATTCACAAGGTCGTGCATATGATATTGATGGTAAGATTTTTTGGGAATGGTATACTGATCCAGAAACTGGTGAGAAGCATAAGTCTCATTACACAGGTAGAGATAGTCGAGTTTATATCGAGTTTCCATATACGCCAACTCGTGAATATGTTTATCTTGAATCAGGAGCTGAGTGATGATTGAACGTAGAATGGATGCTTATTATTACAGTTTCGACTCAACTGGTGTTGAAGTTGTAGACAAAATCCTTGGCGCTGTAGCATGTGCTGGAAAAGCATATCATCATACAGATGATTGGATGGAAGAAACAAATCCTTATGATGACCATACTGGTGAAACGCCTGTAGAGTGGATTCAAAATGCAGCTAAAGAAGCTGCTGTACGTATCGAGCATCTACAAAAACTGTTAGAAATGCGTGACGTTTTTATAGTCAAACATGGATTGTGGCATGAGTTTGTTAATTCATTGGAGTTGAAAAATGGCTGATGATCTGTTGACACGATTGCGTAGATGGCACGCTGCAAATCTTCCTGATAAAGATCAACCATACGATGCTACGGATATCAAAGATATGATTCCTGAAGTGATTGATCGCATCGAAGATTTGGAAGCATCAATGAAATCAAGTCTTGACAAATGTATTGAAGTCTGCTATGATACAGAAGACGATCAGGTTGACGAACACGGACATATAACAGGTTATCTTGGATGGAAAGAAGCCTGTATCAAGAAGTTTTATGAAAGATATAAAGATGACTGACGAAGAAGATATCTACGAAGCCTTCAAGCAATACGACGAAAAGCTCGCCAAGATGGTCGAAGAGTGTGACTATGAATTGAAGCTCGCCATTACTCAGTGGGTGATAAAGCACATTGTCGATCATGCTCGTGATGGTGGGTCTTATCGTTATCTCATCTATGATCGTCTTGGCTTTGATGCTGACGCATATGGTGTTCTTCTTGCTGATGGTATGACTATCAGCAACGACTTCGACCTGAACTTGGCTCCAGACGCCCGCGAAGCAT